TTAGGGAAACAGCACCTTGGCCAGCGAATTCAGATTTGTGCTAGACCAGTTACCCGCGCCAGGCACTTTGGGAACCTTCGGCAGGTTTGGGATATTAGACAAGCTGTAGTTGTTCTGATTGATTAGCGAGGCACTCGGCGTCTCCGTCTGCGTCTCTCCAACGGAACTGGAATCGGTAGTTTGTGGCCGTGCGGATTGCGGGCTTGTCTGATTTTGTGCTGTCGTTCCACCTGAAATAATTTGCACAAAATGAACCAAAGCACGAAGGCCGTACCGCGTACGATAAGTATCCTCCGATTTGACCTCCTTGAGTTGCATGTTGCTGTAGGTTTTCAGCCGAGTGGAGATCGTGACAGGCAACCGCAAACTTTGAATGGTCAACAAGGTCTGAAACGCGGCCACGCTCTTGCTGGCATTTCCAGTCCAATTCCCCGCCGTGTAGCTGGCCATTGCATCGCTCATGCCGATCTCCAGTGTGAGTTCTGCCGGACGCAAATAGGCATGATCCGAGATGTTTGCGCCGGTCTGCACAGGATGCTGTGTCATCTCCAGTTCCTGTACGTGCAAAGCTCTCAGGATCGCATCGAAGACATAAACCGTCGTGTAGGACGGGGCGGTCGGTAATGGAACGATTTGATCAGGAGATGGCAATCCTGCCACTGCGGGCGGTGCCGAACTCGGGTAGGTCACGGTCATCGCGTACGTCGCAGGTTGGCCCCACTGCGGAGGACGCCAAACGGCGGTACCGGAGGAAGCCGAATCGGAATTGCTGCCCACCGTGGCCGATAGCTGCTGGAGGATTGACAAAACTTGCGTTGGGATAGACATTCAGTTACTCCGGATTCAATTGCGCCAGATCTTTTTGCGTCTGACGGCGCATGGCGTTGGCAACCCCGGTCTCCACTGCGTTGGTCACCTGATCGGGCGTCGCATTGGGGTGGGTAACGTGGACCCCACCCACGTTCACAGTGATGTTCTGCTGCGGAGCGGCATACTGCATATACTCAGAACCAAACCGCCGCATTCCGCCCGAATAAGTCTTCGCATCCACCTTGGGATCGTAATAGCCGCCGCGCTTGAAAACGGTCGCCATTTCTTCTTCGTTCTTGACCCCAAGCAATCCCGCATAGCGCGGCAGCTTGAGCACCTCCGCGTAGCGCTTCTCAAAATCGGAAAGGGAGCCGAACCGCTGATATTCTGTACTGCCCGGCAAGCGGATGCCGGCGAGATTGTTGAGCTGTGTGGCGCGGCTCGTGAAATTGCCAGTTTCAAACGCCCACTGCTCGAAGATCAGTTTGGGATTGATTCCGGTATCGGCCCCGGCCTTGCGTGCGAGTCCGGCAACTGTCCCTAGAAAGTTCTGATCGCCTCCCAGTTGTTTGCGTAATACATCCACCAATCCGCGGCCGATCAGAGTGTACGGCGCAAGGAAGATATCGTTCGTCGCTTGACGCGGGCTCTCGGTCTCGTAAGCCTTCGTAATGCCTTTTACCGCGTTGACAACTCCAAAAGCGGCCACCCCGGCGGCGATCCCGGCGGCTGGACCGGCCATCTTGCCTACTACAAGGGCCGTTGTTATCCCTGTCCCTTTCGGAGTTACTTTTTCCATTCCTTCCTGGAATTCCTTCCAGGCCGGCTTCCATTTCTGATCCAGAGCCAGTACCCCAGCATCGATAAAATGAAGCAGCGACTTCTCGGCGTCCGTGGTCCAGTCTACAAACTTCCCCAAACCAGCCGATGCATCCCCAACCGCCTTTACCAGTTTGTCGAAGCTGAACTCCGTTCCCTGTATCGATTTGTCTCCAGACAGCAGTCCGGTCGTGTTCGTGAATAGCACGCCGAATTCCTTCGCGGCCTCGCCCATCGACCCGAGCATGTGCCAAGTCTGCTTCAACACCGGGATGGCTTGATCCGACAACTTGTTCGCCAACTCCGGGAAATGTTTTTCGAGGTAGCCGACCCATCCTGTGAGCTTATCCCCGTTGATGCCGAGCTTTTCAAATAAATCAGAAGTGAACGCCTGGCCAAGATAGTTTGCGGCGACTTGCAGACTGGCGAATTCGGCGCGCAGATCCCGAATGCCAATCATGTTTTTCGAGAAATGGTCTCCGAGCCTGTGCTCCATCTCCACCTGATCACGGATGGACTTCAGCACACGGCCATGAACTTCCCGATCCCAGACCGCTTGTTCCATGGTCACGCCGAGAGAATCCAGCGCGATTTGGAGATGCTTCGCGCTGGTCTGCGTCATCATCATGCGCAGACCGAAGAGGCGGTAGCCCTGATCCGCCATGGCGACGTGATCGGCTAACCCGATGATTGAACCGCTTACCGCCAGGAACCCACTCGCGATCAGTCCTTGGGCTTTCAGGAGCGTGGCCGTGATGCCGGAAGTATGCCGCTCGGCTGCCGTCTCGGCATCCTTGAGCATCGACTCGTAGCGCCGGAAACTCGGCATGTCGGTCGAGAAACCGAGCGAGACGAGGTAGCTTCGGAGTACTTCGGTGTCAGGCATTAGCGCTTCTCTTGGCTCTCGCGGACTCGCCTCTCGTTCTCTTCGCGAACGTCGGGCAATTCAAGAGCCCCAGGAAGTAATTTCTTAGCCTGAAAAAAAGGATCGAGGTTAAACTTGATCGCTTCTTCACAGAGATCGAATACGGTTAACGTGTCATACTCCAAATCCTTCTCCAGCCATTTATCTGGTGGATCGAAAATCGGCAACGGAGCTTCTTTGCCATCCGGGAGCGTTTTATAGCGCTGGCAGACTGACAGCAGGTAGCCCTGAACCTTCTGAAACACACCGTCCTGGCTCATGTTGCCGTCCAATTGCGCAATGATCCAGGTGCCAGTCATCGCCGTAAGTCGGCCGATCCGGTAGCGGTGTCCGTTGATCTCTACATCTTTGCTGGCTTCGTTCATTTCCCTACTCGTTCTCTTAGCCACTGATGGACTGCATCGATGGGATAACGGATCGAGCGGCAGCCGATCCGGAGGAACTGCGGTCCGCGCCCTTCGTGGCGCCAGCGGCGCAGCGTACCCTGTGTCAACTGAAGAACCCGAGCTACCTCGCGATCTGTCAGCAGCCGCTTCGTAAATCTTGGCTTGCACTGAATCATCTGCTTGGAGTATCCAACTTTCTACCCACTAGAAAGCAACTAGAAAATGCATGTCGGTCGAAATTTCTTTAGACTGTCGAGGTTTCGCTGGCCAATGCATCTAGCCTGCGCAGAAACTCTTCTGCCGACAGGTTGACGGCGTCGTCGCATTTACGACGGGTATTCCTGCCAACGTAAGCGCCACGCTGCCACTTGAAGAATTCCGATTCATCTACGTCTGCGACCAACGCGACATCGGCCGTCTTGACGGTGCGATTAATCCGTGTGCAGCGCCGCTGCAGCGCCTCGACTTTGTGTTTATTTGTGAGCGGAGCAGAAGCGGAATTGGGTTCGGTCTCGCTGGCGCCAGACGTCGGCAACTGGTCCGCGGCCTCAAGCTCTTCCCGCAAGCGCTCTAATAGGCGATCGGCAATTCCGCCTAGCCGGTCCGGAATGTCGAGCGCGACGATGCGGATCATAATGAATTAGCGCCTCACGGCTGACTGCTTTCTAGCCTGAGCTGTCCCCAATTCCAGGTCAATGCGGTGATTTCCGTATACCAGGGATTCCCACGCGTATCGCCCGTGTGTCGGATACCGCAGACGACGTAGACTCCATTTGGATCTAGAATTCCTGGAAGTACTCCGATAGTGCGCGGCAGTTGATTGATGGCCGTTCCAGTCTGCAATTGCACGATGCTTCCGATCTTGGGCTCCGCATCGAGCAGGACGGTGAAGATAACGCCTTCCTGCGTCTGCTGCGGCACTCCAATGAGCGTGTACTTTACTTTGCTATTGATCGCGCCCGTGGCAGCCGGCGTGCCCGGAACAAGCGGCGGAGCATAGATGACATCGGGGTTGTCGGCCTTACTAAAAGCGAGACTGCGCATGCTCAGGCCGTTCGGGCTGATCCACATTTGCAGGTTATTCTCGTCCGCGATCTCGCTCAACACTTCAATCGGTTTCCCATAGATCGTCTGTCCGCGCGCAGTCGTGCCGCTCAATGCCGCAGTATCGATATTGTCCTGATTCATGTGCGCCTGATCGCAGATCATAGCGACAATGGCCGCCTGCGTTACACCCGCTCCCACGGGGAAATTGACAGACTGATCCGCATCCTGGAGGAGTCCGACGACACAACGCAGCGTGATCTTCCAATCGACCACGTTTTCGCGGGACCACATCGGCTGCAAGACCGCGCCTTTGAAAAGCAGACTGCTCGCCGGGTTGAAATTGTACTGATATCCGGCGCTGATCGAAAGCGTGTCGCCCTGAATAATCTTGTCGTTGTATGTCCAGGTATCGCCACCCGTCGGAAGAGCCCCCGCTGGAACGCCGCTTGTCAATAACGCCTGCTGCTGGCCTCGGTTGAGGTTCCATATCGTGACGTCGGCATACCAGTAAGCTTGCATCGCATATTCTTCGATGTCGAAGGTGATGCGAAGTCCCTCGGGCTCCCAACTACTCTGCGAGATCGTGAGTGGCCCGTTTGCTTGACTGTTTATGGAGATCTGCCAGGCGCGACCGAAGAAGTGTGTCTGAGATTGAGAAGCCATTATTCTGTTTGCTCCTGTAAGAGCTTGCGGCGCTCGTCTACACCACCGGCCCGCTCGTTCCCGATCCAGGCTGAACCCCCGAATGCTCATGAGGCTTGAACGGAACTCCATCAATCGTGGTGTCGTAGCCACTCCCGGAAGCCAATGTCAACTGCTCAGAGGCCGAGACGTTTACGTTTTGCCCCTGCACTGTCGCCGTTCCGGAGGCATTCACCTGAATATTTTGAGCCGTCAACGTAATCTGATTCGAAGCCAGATCGATCACCACCGTTCCATCGTCTCTGCGAAACTGGGCGGAGGTGGTTGAATAGTCGCTCAGCACCCGCGGCTGGCTCCAGATCCCGAAGATGGCGATAGCGTCGGAAAGCCGATGCCGGCGCGCGCTCATCGGGCTATTATTCGTGCCCCCGGACTGCCACCATGAATCCAGACACACATCCGACATCACCAGCAGGCATTCATCGCCGGCCTGAATTGGCAGCGTAAGCGTGCAGCCACCTCCGCGAGGCAACTGAATCGGCACATCGGTAAGAAGCGCGATAGGATCGGCCGTGAGCACGCCGTTGTTTCGGACGTACTCCTTGATCGCCGCTTGCACAGTGACGGTTTGATGCACGGAGTCGAACGATTGGACAATGCCTGGGATCGCGACCCGGATCGCTTTCGAGATGACGGCCTTCGTCTTGAGAAAGCGCGCAATGGACGGATTGAGCCGCTCCGCAATCGACAGATTCAGGCCCACAGGGGGTTTTAGACCAAGCATGTGATTATCTCCTCAAAACCTTTACGTTCGGTAAGGGCAATTGTCGGAACCAAAGGGCTCCGCGTTTACGTCGCTCCAGGGCGATTTGATCCGAGTGCTGCCTCTCGCGATCTTCTACGGTCAGACTCGGATCCATTAAGTCGCCTGGTCCGTGGGGAATCCCCCTTCTTCAGCCACTCTCCGGCTTCTCTCAGGCGATCTCCAAAGATGGGGACGCCATAGGCGCGTTGGTCGAATTTCCAATAGTTGGCGGGGACGAGGTTCGTAAGGGCGAAAGCGATTCCAGCGTAGGCATTATCGGCCGCGCGTGCGTATGCCCATATGCTCGATTCGGCATAAATCTCATTCGCTTGGACTTCCAGCGACTCCACTTCCTTCAGAAGCTGGATTCGTTTTCGAAGGTTCTCCGCGAAGCGCTCCCGCATCTGCTGCCTTGCCCGCTGATCGGCTTCGTCCTCGATTGCCTTCTGCCTACGCGCCACCTCTTCGGCTGTGGGATTCACTTCGTTGAACGCCTGCAGTTTTCCCTGGGCTTCAGCCAACGACTCACTGAGTTGCTTCAGGCGGGTCCGCTCTGTCAGGACTTGCGCTTCGGCATCCTGATTGGTTGGATCAAGCAGCGCGTTTATGCTGGAAACCATCCTGCATTTTTGCTTTTCGATATCTTGACTCAAATCCTGTATGGATTCTTCAAACGCCCGCCGTTCGCGAGCTATCCGATTTAATTGTTCCGTTGTCACTTCTCTCATTTCCATAACCTGTTTACCGATCCTCTCTTCTCTTGCGATGGCCATTGCGGGCGTACTTCTGGATGCAATCCCGGATTACGGGAAGCATCCGTTCCTCTTCTTCCGACAAGGGCTCGCCGGCCAATTGTCGTTTGTCGACTTCTTCGACGAACTGATATGCGCGCTCAATGCCCTCAGTCCATTCGGGCCAGCTCAGAGGAAAGTTTCTTGCCATGGATCTAGTTGGCCTCCGGTGCAAGTCCAGCATTTTCCTTGAGCCACTCATAGGCCGCTTCGGGATCAATTCCTTTTCGTACGAACGCACTAGCCCGGCGCAGTAAAGCCGTGACTTGGCGCCGTTCCGAGATCGCCTCCCGCGTGTAGCGGCCCGTGCGGATCTTTGACTGTTTCATGCGTTGTAGGCCTTCGGGCGTACGGCAACCCGTAGAAGGCCCGCCATGCATTCGGCAGCGACCATTTCGCATCGCCGGCGACATGCACTTTGTTCCCCTGCGAGTCTTCGCTCCGCACTTCCGGGCCTTCGAGAGATCGCCGCTCCGGTTCCCGTTTTTCAGAGACCGAAAAATCGGAATACTCCACGGTGCATGGGGTCGTTCCTCAGTTTTCAT